GCATCTCTGCTGGTGCACTAGAGCACGTAGCTGACTATTCTATTCCAACAGGTCAGACTGTTGCAGATTGGACACCAATTACGTCTGGCAGTCTCCAAAATGATACTAGGTATTATCTGAGAGCACATTTCGCACAAAGTAATGCTGGAGGACATCTAAGAGTACATCCACATATTTGGGATAATGTTAGTAATTATCAATATGATAAAAGTAACCCTGTATATAGTTTAGATACATCTACAGTTTATTACGGTAGTCAATCAGGTAATCAATCTAGCAGTGACTTTACTATATATGAAGGTGGTTATTATACTGCAAGATTTAATTTTGAATTTTGGTTTACCACATATACTCGTCCTCATGCTCAATCTAGACTTTTTGGAGATGATAATGTAAATGCTATATGTCATGGAAATCATCGTGACACAACCAATATGGATACTAGATATTTTAATGGCTTTACTTTTTCTAACAGTTGGGGTTATCACTATAACGACAAAAGCAGAATAAGCCTTTATAAGTACTCAAATTATTAATACAAAATTATGAACAAATTAGTGAATGGTGAAATAATACCATTAACTGCTGAGGAAATTGCAGAAGTAGAAGCTTTACAAGCTGCTGCTCCTTCTCAAGAAGAAATTAAATGGGCTAGGGTTAGGCTGGATAGAAACGACAAACTTAAGTTAACAGACTGGAGAGCTGGTAGTGATCTCACATTATCTGATGAATGGAAGGCATATCGTCAAGCATTAAGAGATGTACCTACTCAGTCAGATCCAGATAACATCACTTGGCCGACAGAACCTAGCTGATGCCAAATTGGAAACAAGAACTTAATCAAATTCCAGTTATAGAAATTCCACCAATCGAAACAATAGAGACAATATCTATACCTCTACCTACAGCAGAAGTACCTTTTTATACTCCGTTGGTTATACCTCCAAGTGATTTAAGAGCAACGGAACAGATAGAAATAGAAACAGATACATCTATCGATAATTATGAAGTAGATGCTGAAGCTACAGAAGGTACTTCTACTAAACCAAATACCCAGCCAGGAATGAGAACAGTTAATTTGTTTTCTACAAATGTTGAGATTCCTCTTCCTGAAAATGAAATATTAATTACAGCAACCACCACAGCGGTGGCTTCAGTTGCAGCTGCATTAACTGCTACTGCTGTATTTAATTGGGTTGTAAAAATTATGAAACCAGTTATAAAAACAACTTGGAAGAAGATACGTGGAAAAAAACGAACTGAAACCTGATATAGAAAAGAAAGGTTTATTAAAAAAATTAAAAGAGAATGTAGATGACCATGATGAACAAATGGCAATACTAGGTGCAATGGTGCGTCTAGGAGTTCTCATTTGGAGTGGATTCATAATAACTCTTAATTATGTTGAGCTACCTATGGTCAAAAAACCGGCTGGAGCATCATCAGATATAACTTTTGTCGCCTCGATTTATACAGGGGCACTCGCCACTTTCGGACTTACTTCAGGTAATTCTAAGAAGAACGGAAACGGTAATAATTCAACAACAAAACCAAAAGCATGAAAAAACTAATCTTGCTTTTAGCGTTGTTATCACCCAGCATTGCTAAAGCCAACACAGTAACTCCTCAGTTCACAACTGGGAATATGACTAGCACCACAGTTTCAACTCAAACTGTGAAAGAGGTAACAAAGAAAGAAATCTTTGGATCTGCCGTTAATACATGGTCTGGTACTAATGTAACTGCGTCCGCAGATATCGCTGGGGCTGCTACAAAATTTTCAATTAAAGATGACACAAAAGCATGGCAGTTGGAAACAACTACTAGAGCTGCTGGTCTTATAGAAAAATGGGATATCACCACAGACTATACAATAAACTCCACCACAAATTCCTTCTCTGTCTTCTCTCAATAATAGTAGGCAGTCCGGTTTTTGCTGAAGGAGATACACATAATAATGCAACTCCGGTAGCTGCTGCGACTGGTAATGTGACCAACAGTGCGGTGCAATTCCAGAACAACGGAGCACCGTCCAGACAGCAGTTCAGCACTGGAAACTCGTGCAATGGAAGTACTATGACACTTAGCCCATTTTATATGGGTAATGATGTCGAACCTGAGACTGAAGATGGATATGTCATAAACGAAAACTGGGGAGTCCAACTCGCATTTATGGTCCCCCTGAATCGTGATCTGACTAAGCAATGTGAACGCATCGCTGCACTTCATGAACGGAATATGAAACTTTCACAAGAAATGACAAGAGCAATTAAATGTGCAGATCTTCATCGCAAAGGCTTTACCTTTCGACCTGATACTGACTCATACAAATTGTGCTCCGATGTCGTACCTATCCAATTAGTAAAAAAAGAAAATGTTAACAATCCTTAAACCAATAATTTTAAGCTTTGTCAAGACACAGAAATTTAAGATTTTTGTAATTGAAATGCTAGAAAAGCTAGTAGAACAAACAGATAACGAACTTGATGACAGAGCGGTACAAATCGTTAAAAAAGGTTTAGACATTAGTTAAATGAAAAAAGCAACTGAAGAACAGTTCAATGAACTACATCAGTTGGTCACACAAGAGTTTTTAGACAGAGTTAAGAGTGGTGAAGCTACTACTCAAGATTTAAAAGCAGCCTGTGATTGGCTGAAAACAAACGATATAAGCGGTGTTGCATACGATGGCAACCCCTTGTCAAAACTAGCAAATGTATTACCAGAAATAGATCCAGAACTAGTTCAAAGGAGATTATATGGCCGGAACCGCTGAATATTACAAAAAGAATCCAGAAGCAAGACGTAAACGTCTGAAACAACAAGCTAAATACAACAAAACCACTAAAGGTAAGTCATTAATTACTAATGCTCAAAAGCTTAGAAATGAATTAAAGATTAAAAAAGGTTCCAATATGGATGCTGCCCACTATAAGGGGAGTACTACCAAAGGAAGACCACAACATAGATCTATTAATAGAAAAAGCAGAACTAAATGACCCCTTTACTACCTAGCCCAAAACATTACTTACACAACTTAATAACCATGACAAGTTCAGATTCTAAAAGGCTCTGGAGAAGAGCGATTAAAGAGCACTTCAATTGTCAATGTGTTTATTGCGGAGAAACTTATGAAATTAACGAACTTACTCTTGATCATGTCAAACCTCGCTGCCGAGGTGGAGAAGATCTTACAACGAATGTTGTACCCGCCTGTAAAAAATGCAACCAAGGTAAAGGTAGCAGTCATTGGCTCGGATGGTGTCGAGAGACATTTGGATGCCGACCTATTCGTGAAAAACGAATCTTAGATCATATCGCATATGAATGATACTTTAACCGCCCTACAAGGCGATTTTAAGCTGTTTCTACAAGCATTGTGGGATCAGCTTGATCTGCCTCAACCAACTAGAGCACAGTATGCCATCGCAGACTACTTACAAAACGGACCCAAGAGACTCCAGATTCAAGCTTTTCGAGGTGTTGGTAAATCTTGGATTACTGGTGCTTTTGTGCTCTGGACACTCTTTAATGACAAAGAAAAGAAAATAATGATTATTTCTGCATCTAAAGAACGTGCAGATAACATGTCCATATTCTTACAGAAACTAATAATCGAAACTCCTTGGTTATCTCATCTACAACCTAAGTCAGACGACTCCAGATGGTCTCGTATCTCTTTTGATGTTAACTGTTCACCTCACCAAGCACCCTCTGTTAAGTCAGTCGGTATTACTGGTCAGTTGACTGGATCTAGAGCTGATTTAATGATTCTTGATGACGTAGAAGTTCCTGGTAACTCTATGACTGAACTAATGAGAGAAAAGCTATTGCAACTCTGTACAGAAGCTGAATCAATACTTACTCCGAAAGATGATAGTCGCATTATGTATTTGGGAACTCCCCAAACCACCTTCACTATATATAGGAAACTTGCTGAAAGAAGTTATCGCCCTTTCATCTGGCCAGCTCGGTTTCCTAGAGATATTACGCCATACGAAGGTTTAATAGCTCCTCAATTACAAGAAGATATTGATAATGGAGCAGATAAATGGCAAACAACAGACCCAGATAGATTTGATGACGAAGATCTTCTTGAAAGGGAAGCATCTATGGGTAGAAGTAACTTCATGCTTCAGTTTATGCTTGACACAAGCTTATCTGATGCTGAAAAGTTTCCTCTTAAGATGGCTGACCTTATTGTTACCAGTGTTAATCCTGACACTGCACCCGACAAAGTTGTTTGGTGCTCAGATAGACAAAACGTTATCAAAGACTTACCAGCAGTCGGACTTCCAGGAGACTATTTCTATTCACCTATGCAATTGCAAGGAGAATGGACTGAATACGATGAGACAATATGTGCTGTTGATCCCTCCGGACGAGGAAGTGATGAAACGGCAGCTTGTTATCTATCCCAGAAAAACGGTCTCATCTACTTGCATGAGATGCGTGCCTACAGAGATGGGTATTCAGATAGTACCCT